GACGTTGGGGTGGGGGGGGGTTTGGGACTCTGGGCAAGAAATCTAGAAAGTCCAGCAAGGGGCCTTGTAATGTCCGGATCAGGCGGTTACATTCACGCCCAGCATGGGTTTTGTGTGCCCATCGCAGAAGCCACCTCTAGCGGTGTGTGAGGTTCAACTACCGCACCTGAAGGTCCTCACCCTCCTTTCAGGGGACTGATTCAGGCGTTTCGGCCCACGTCACGGGCCGACTAATTCGAGAGAAGACCATGCCGATTGTTGTGAACCCGGTTACGAAGGAAGACGCCCTCCTGTTTGCGGATGACGGCGGTCAGCACACCTTCCAGCCTCCGCTGATGTATGCGGACACGACGACCAACCTGGGCGCGTCGGCCACGTTCACCGGCACCACTCGCGACATGGGGACTCGGACCCCCTACGCACGCTTTGCGGCCACCGCGACGGCGGGTGTGGCCGGCACGCTGCGCATTGAGATGAGCGTCAACGGCACGAACTGGTTCAAGGCGGCGGAAGTCGCTGTTGCCGCCAACGCAGCACAGCAACTGTCGGTCATAGCGACCACTCGCTACCACCGTGTTGTCTTCGTCAACGGCGCCTCGGCCCAGACCGGCACTCTGTTTGCGATCAACTCGGGCTATTTCCGAGCCTAAGTCATGCCGCGAGCCGCGAAAAAGTCACTTGACCAGGAGATTGCGGAGTACGCAGACAAGCGTCGGGCCGCAAATGCTGACGTTGTTCGCGAATCTATTCAGACGAGGGCGCTGGTTGAGGAGTTGCACAAGGTTGCACTCGGGAAAGCGGGCGCCGCGAAGTACAACGGGGTGCGGATGAAGGCCATCGAGATGCTTCTCGACAAGTCTTTGCCCGATTTGGCGTCGATCAAGCACGAGGTTGAGGCAAAAAACGTCACCTTTGTGATCGACACCGAGTTCAAAAAGGCTTCTGAATAGCGTTTTAGGTGTCAGAACAGTCGCGCCAGATCAAATACGCCCCTCCCGGACCTGTTGCTGCAAGTTTTCATGCAGCCGAGGGGTTTGTAAGGGGCCTTAAGGGGCCTGTTGGCTCCGGCAAGTCCTCGACTTGCTGCATGGAGATCGTCAAACACTCCATGAAACAGAAGCCGCATAACGGCTGGCGCAAAGCCCGCTGGGCGGTGATCCGAAACACCTACCCGGAACTCAAATCCACGACGATTAAGACGTGGCAACAGTGGGTTCCGGACGATTTGAGCCCGATTAAGTGGGATGCACCCATTACATCGGTCCTGAAGATCAAAGATTGCGGAGATGGCGTCGGGTTGGAACTCGAAGTCATCTTCATCGCCCTGGACAAGGCCAGCGAGACCGGCAAATTGCGGTCGCTGGAGTTGACCGGGGCATGGATCAATGAAGCCTCCGAGGTACCCAAGGAGGTGTTCGACATGGTGACCCAGCGGGTGGGTCGCTACCCGCCCAAACGGGAGGGCGGACCTGTCCATCCTTGCGTCATTATGGACACTAACCCACCAGATGACGACCATTGGTGGTACAAACTCGCGGAAGAAGATCGCCCAGCCTCTTACGACTTCTTCGATCAACCCGGTGGGTTGGTCAAGATCATCGAGGGCGAGTCGGTTCGCTACGAACCGAACCCGGAGGCCGAAAACGTCTTCAATCTTCCTCAAGGGTACGGCTACTACCTGAACATGGTGGCCGGCAAGACGGACCACTGGATCAACGTCTTCGTCCTGGGTCAGTACGGCACGACCGCTGACGGCAAGCCGGTCTATCCGGAGTACAACGACAAGATCCACGTCGCGTCCTCGGAGTTGATTCCCAACCCGTCGCTGCCGATTTATCTCGGCTGGGACTTCGGACTGACTCCAGCGTGCATCATTGGGCAGATTTCACCCAAGGGTCAGTTGCTGATCCTTGAGGAACTGGTGGCCGAAGACATGGGTATCCGTCAGTTTGCGACTGACGTTGTCAGACCTGTGTTGTTGAACAAGTACCAGCGGAACAAGTTCATTTCTGTTGGCGACCCAGCCGGAATGAACAGATCGCAGACTGACGAAAGAACCTGTTTTCAGGAACTGATTGAAGCCGCGATTCCTACGGAACCAGGAAACACGAACGACTTCATCCCGAGGCGGGAATCGGTCGCGTTTTATCTGAATAGAATGGCATCCGGTGACCCCGGTTTCCTTCTTTCGCCAAACTGCAAGTCCCTGCGCAAGGGATTCATCGGCGGTTACAGATACGAGCGCCTAAAAGTGGCCGGAGAACGGTACCGCGACAGGCCAGTGAAGGATCGCTTTTCTCACCCTCACGACGCACTTCAGTACTTGTGCCTCAAAGTCAGGGATGGAGGACAGGCTGCGCGAGCCCGCAAGGTCAGCACAGCATCTAGCAAGGGATGGACGTAATGCCTCTCGGAATGAACCAGCCTCTCATGGAGGCAGACGTAAGCGCGGAGCAAGTCGGAGAAGTCTCTGATCTCCTGCAATCGTCCATCTCGGGTCACATTACGCACTGTTGGACCCAAGCCAAGCAAGCCAAACAGACTGTCACTGAGCGTCTGTTGAAGTGCGAGCGTCAGCGCCGGGGCGAATACGACCCGGACAAGATCGCCCAGATCCGCTCCACGGGTGGCTCGGACATCTACATGATGCTCACTGACATCAAGTGTCGCGCCGCCAAGTCATGGATCACTGATGTCATGTTTGCTGGCGGTCAGCAGCCTTTTGAGTTGGACCCCTCAAGGTCGCCCGAACTTCCGCCAGAACTGAAACTGTCCATCGTAGACTTTGTTCGCTCGGAGGCGGAGCAGTTTCTGATGACCGGCGCGTCGATTCATCCGGACGCTTTCCGCAACCGCATGGAGGAGGTGGAGGACACCATCCGTCTGCGGATGCGCGAGGAGGCCAAGGAGATCGCCAACCGCATGAAGGCGGTGATCTCTGACCAGTTGGATCAGGGCGGCTTCAAGAAGTCTGTCGAAGAGTTCATCGACGACTTCGTGACCTACCCGAGCGCGGTGCTCAAGGGTCCGTCGATCCGCAAGAAGAAGCGACTGACCTGGGGTCCTGGTTACCAGCCCTTAGTCCTTAACGACTTTTCTCGCGACGTTGAGCGGGTGTCGCCCTACGACATCTACCCGAGCCCAAACTCTTCCGGCGTCAACGACGGGTACCTGATCCAGCGCCATCGCCTCACGGTCAAGGACTTGGAGTCGCTGAAGGGTGTTCCCGGGTACAGCAACGAAGAGATCGACCAAGCCCTTCTGCGCTACGGCACGAAGGGCCACGTTTACCAAGAGCACGGCGACACCCAACAGGACGAACTCAAGGGCAAGTCTTTGTCTCGCCTCAATCAAGAAATGAACATTGAGGCGCTTGAGTTTTGGGGTCCCGTCATGGGATCCATGCTCAAGGATTGGGGCATGGACGGCGTCGATGAGTCGTCTGTCTACGAGGTCAATGCGTGGCAGGTTGGCTCTTTTGTCATCAAGGTTGTCGTCAACCCTGATCCGCTGGGTCGCCGCCCCTACGAGATCGCCTCGTGGTCCGACATTCCTGGCGCGTTCTGGGGTCAGGGCTTGCCTGAGACGATGGCTGACATTCAGACCATCTGCACCGCAGCGGCACGCTCGCTTGCGAACAACATGGGCATCGCGTCCGGCCCGCAGGTTGAGGTGGTCATCGACCGACTGCCTGACGGCGAGGATGTAACCACGATGTACCCGTGGAAACTCTGGCAGACCACTTCTGATAGGACCGGTGGCGGTCAGCCGGGTGTCCGCTTCTTCCAGCCGGACATGAAGGCTGCGGAACTGATGGGCGTGTACCAGACGTTCGCCAAGCAGGCCGACGAGATCACCGGCATTCCGAACTACATCTACGGCTCGGGCAACGCCAGTGGCGCTGGCCGCACCGCGTCCGGCCTGTCGATGCTGATGGACAACGCAGCCAAGGGCATCAAGACCGCAATCACTCGCATCGACCATGTGGTCACGATGGTTGTCGAGCGGTTCTATATCCACAATATGCTGTACAACCCGGATCCCTTCATTAAGGGCGATTTCCGCGTTGTTGCCAAGGGCGCGATGGGCCTCATTGCCAAGGAGGCGGTGCAAACACGCCGCAACGAGTTCCTGGCCGCTACCGCGAATCCTGTCGATCTACAGATTGTCGGCATGGAAGGCCGCGCCTATTTGTTGCGCGAACTTGCTGCCGGTCTCCAGATGGACACCGACAAGATCGTGCCAAGCCCCGAGATGCTGAAGTTCAAGTCTCAGCAGGCAGCGGTGCAACAGATAATGACTCAACAGGCACAGATGGGCGGAGGACAACAGCCGCCTTCTATGCTTCCAAGCCCCAACCCTGGGGCGCAAGACCCGGCGACGCAGCCCGCTGAGCCGATGCCAATGTGAGGTACCAATGTACAAAACCATCCCGATGAAGAACGCAAGCAAGCCGAAGGCTGCCTTTAAGCCGTGCTCCGGGTGCAAGACCGCCAAGGCGTGCGCCAAGGCCGGTAAGTGCATGAAGGCGAAGTAATTGGTGCTCGCCAAAACTGACCAGAAGGTCCTTGGTGCGCTCGCCAGACTGGCGAATGACCAAGACTTTCTGGTTGTCAAAGAATGGCTTGAGGCGTCCAGAGACGGCTTATACGCACAAGTGGCTAGGACTAGGGACGATGTTCTCGTTCGCTGGTACCAAGGCATGGCGCAAGCAGTCGAAGACCTTCTAGACCACGCAGAGTCGGCTCAGTCGGCCCTGCGAAAGTCGCGGTGATGGTGTCCAAAATCTGGACCCCATCAGCGGCATCCGCCGCAAGGGGTATCGGCCCCACAAACCGAAACCGAGAACACCGACAGTACGCAGCGAACACCGCGAAGGCTCGCATAGGTACCTGATCGGCTCACGGAGTATCAATGTCTTTACCACGCGCAGTAATCGAGGCCGAAGAAAAGGCCAACCGATTGCAAGAAGAACTGCTCAAGCAGCAGAACACCGAGCAGCCTACTCAACAGGAATCTGTTACCGAGGAAGCAACAGACGTTGCCGAACAGGAAACAGAAGAATCTGTCGAGTTCAAGGGCGTTAGTCCCGACCCGCAATCCAGCGACTCGAAGGAAATATCCACCAAGGATTCCTACGAACACCGCTTCAAGGTATTGCAGGGAAAGTACAACTCGGAGGTGCCCCGCCTATCGGCGGAAAACAAGGAGTTGA